ATTCCAGCCTGTTAATTGCTGAATTGCAAGAATAAAATTACATTTTTTTACGATTTGTGACAACTGCACAAACGAATTTACAAAATTCTTATGATTTTGGGTCTAAGACTGTCTTTTTCTGGCGTTTCTTTGTGCAATATTTCCATATGAGGAATTTTTAGGCATGGAAAAATAAGGGCTGGTTTTTAATTATGGCTAGCCCGGATTTTTAAGCGGATATTTTCAGCTGTTCCCTTAGGCCGTTAGAGGATATTCCGCCAAAGAGCTTCCGGGGGTAGGTGTTTACCCATGCCTCGACCATTTTAACCTGCCTGTTCGTGACCATGTCAAAGTTAGTCCCCTTGGGGAAGAATCTCCTTATCAGGCGGTTGGCGTTCTCACAGCTCCCACGCTCGTAGCTTGCGTAGGGGTGGCAGTAATATATCTTTGTCCGCTTCCCTTTGCCATATTTGGATTTCTCAAGCCTTGCATAGTCGAGGAACTCAACGCCGTTGTCGGCCGCGATTGTCTTAAATTTGCTCCGGAATGCCTTAACGCCCAATTGCTTTTCCAGCTTGTCAAACGCCCGGACAACCGATAGGCTTTTCCGGTTGCCCATCTTAATTATGATTTCTTCGCGGGTCATTCTTTCCGTGAGGACTAAAAGGCATGATTTTCCGCTTCCCTTTGCGCCGTAAACGGTATCAATTTCCCAATGGCCGTATTCCGTTCTTGACCCGGCGAGCTTAGGCCTCTTGTCTATGCTAGTCCCGGTGAGGTTGTTAAGGGAAACCTTGCGCTTCTTTGCTTTTTTCTTCCGGAAATCGTCTTTTTTCTGGGGCAGGTCTTTGTTGGTGATGTTTTCAAAACGGCCGTCATCTAGGTAATTGTATATGGTCTTTGCGCATACAGGGCTTTGGAACTTCATGCCGTCATTTTTGGCTTTCAATAAGAGTGCTTCGGGGCTGTACTTGTTCTTAATCATGGCTTCGGCATAATCAATAAACTCAACGTCATAGCCAATCTTAAGCCCCCTGCCGCGCCTTGAAAGATTTTCATCAATGACCCTCTGGGCATAATCGGCAAGGTACACAGGCTTGTCCACCAAGTTGGTATCGCGCTGGGTTACCGTCCCCCGGATTATCTCTTTCCGCAAGGTGTGGTATTTGATGCAAAGCTCGTCCGCTATCTGGGGAATGGTCTTTTTCTGTCTTAGCTTGAGTTCGATTTTATACCTGTCCTCTTCCGTTATGTAGTTTTTAAGCTTAATTTTGTGAACCTTATGTTTCATTGTCAACCCTCTCTTTCATGAGCTTGTTCATGCCTTGAGTTTTGCACATTAAAATAAGCCTGTAAAGGTTATATGGAATCACTAAAGTGAACCTTGACAGGCTTATTTTTATGTGTGGCTGGAGTTTACGTTTTTTTAAGGCTTATGGAATATGCAATTTCATTTTTTAAAGGCCTTGCGTATCAGCCAGCCGCACTAAGCTCAAAGGATTTTTCAGATTGCATTTCGCAATCCTATAGTCTGGCAATCTGAAAAATCCTTTTTGCTAAGTTCTTCATGGCAGCTTAGACGCTAAGCAGTTTAAATCAAAGAATCGTTCCGCCCGGCAACCTCTATGTATCGGATAAGCGTTCCGGACTCCTTGCAGGCCTTTTCTTTGGTGTGGACAATGTCATTTTTTATGGAGTCAAGGTAAGCCATGATTTCACCATGCTCTGCGTTCATCTCAATTATTTCTGCCTTGTCGAGGTTACGGCTAGCCCAGTACCTTTTTTTGTTCGCGGTGACAATGCAGATGTCCTTGGTTATGTATTTAGATATATAGCTTGAGACCTTGGCATTGTCCTTTACCTTTGTCGCGGTCGTGAAACCCAGATGGTAATCGCCGACGTTATAAATTATGTCACCATGTTTGTCCCTAGTCCCGGAGTCCGCAAAATTAATTGACCCGGTTTCTGAAAGCATACCGTGGAAGTGGTAACGTCCGCTCTTATGTAGTTCAGGTACTATTATATATTTCAAGTTCGGCGCGTAATTCCTCTTCACATTGTCGAGCCAACGCCTTAAATTCCTCGTAACGTCATCATAGTTGAATGAATCGACCTTGTCCGGGTTAAATGTTAAGGTTACGAACCATTCCCATGTGTTTGCCCTTGCAATCTCATAAATCTTGTTCACCGCCCTTGATTTGGACACATGGACGCTACGGCATTTTTTATCATTTATTTCCTCTTCGCACATCGCTTTTTTATATTCAGCAAGCTCTTCCTTGCTCCTTTTTTCTTCATTCTCGTAATCCTTTTTGACGGCGTTGTTATAAATTCTTATCTGTTTTCCGTCAACATAATTGTAAATTTTTAGGTTGTATGAAGCCAATATTTTTACACCGCCTTTCTCTTGGATTAATTTCAAAAAATCGGTTAAGTGTTGCTATAGTCAAGTATAAGAAGCTTCTCGTTTGCCGCCATCTTCCGATTTGTTGTTTTCTTCCCCGAATTTCATCAGCTCGGAAGCAATGGCTTCCGCTTGCGTGTCCGGCACGAATATTGCTTCGGTGTGGACTTCCGCCGCTCCGGCAGGGCCCCGAACCCCGCCATCGCGCCGGGAGTCCCCATCAAACATCTTCCGGGTGTCGTACATATTGAAATATCGCTTCTTGCCGACGAAGAACTCCGAACCGACCTTTTCTTTCATCGGGTACCACACTTTTATGCAGACGAATAGCGAGCCTAAAAAGACAAGCCCGATGAGCTTCCCGGCAATGCCGTAATTGCTGACTTTCCTGTGTACCCACTCGTATTCGATGAGTGACCTTATCTGGCGGTCAATCATTCGGTCAAACTGCGCGACAAGAATAATGTCGTAGCCGAATTTGCGGTGCTGGGTGAAGAATTTAAGCCAGCCGCCCCGGTCACCCCTCTGCCAGTCACGGGAATTAAACATGAGCTGGCACTCGTCAATGACTAGGAGCAGTTCTCCCTCTTTTGCGCGGCGGCCGATTTTGCTCTCATAATCATAGGCCATTTGCTCAAGGCGGTTTGGCGTAAGCTGGTCATTGTCCAAAAAGATGAATTCGGACTTGAGCCGCCTTGCCTTGATGTTTGCAAGGTTCATTTCAAAATTGCAGATGACGAGGCCTTTATGGTTTTTTATCCGCCAGTAAAGCACATCGGCAAGGTGGAGGGATTTGCCGCTTCCGGGAGTGCCGGTATATAGCTTTATCATTTTGGTTTCCTTTCCTTAAAATGCAAGAAATTCCTGCATTTTTATGCTCCAGCTCTTGAACTCACAGCCCATCGGGCAGACGGTTGGCTGTTTTATGCCGTTTTCCGTCATTTCCCTTGCAAAATCATATCCCTTAGCAGGGCAATCAGGAACATTGCAATCCATGCAAATATGCCGCGGCATAAGTTTTTCCAGCCGTCCCTGTCACTCATGATATCGCCTTGACCCATCGCAGTATTATCATGATGGCATAGTATATGCCGATGGCAACGAGCCACGATGTCCCGATTGCGACTAACGCCCCCACAGGCACGAACCAGTTTAGGTAGCCTAAGTACGGAAGCTCCGCCAGCGCGTCAATATGCTCCGTGAATGGGCTTATCGGCAATACATTCAAGGCCGTGTCAACAACTGCGTCAAGGAAGCCTTTTAGTCCGCCAAGTATGCTTTCAACCATTTTCCTGCTCCTTTCCTATCCTTTTATCATCTGTCCCCGGGTTATCAGTATCAAGCCCAGTATGAAGCTTATCGTCTGCAAGATGCGGAATATCCGCGCAAGGGACTCGAATTCTTCCATGTCGATGACGAAAGTGTAATCTATGCCGAAATCCTCATTATATAGCGGTATTTCCCACCGGGGGGCTTCCGGCTCGGCGTTGAGGACGCTTATGAGATATATTAGGTCGAACGGTATGCAGAATGGGAAGAGCGTTGTCCATGCCATGCTCCCACGGCTGGTGACGCTGTCGATTAGGTCATTGCCAGTGGCTGGGATTACGGCCGGGGGCGGTGGGGGTAAAGTTGGTTGCGGTTGAGTTCCTGTGTCAGCATCAATAACTGGCTGAACTTGAATTTGAGTTTGTGTTACAACGTCATTAACAATATCCGTGACCGTCTGCGTGTATGTTTGATTATCAATTTCCGGACTAGTTTCCATCTCAGTCTTTATTGCGTTTGCAATTTGACGAGATATATCGGTCGATATATAAGTACCCGGCACTAATTGAGCTAGAGGGCTTAAAGGGGCAGTTAAATTTTTTGCAAGGGCTTTTTTGTCGAGCTGGGGGGATTGGGGAGTATAATTTACCGCAAGTGACTTATTGCCAGTCTGCAAATATAAACTTAATTCTGTAGTTGTATTAAATACAGGAATATTGATAGCTGAACCGCTCTTACTCAACATAATAGTATTTGAACCCCAGTAAGGGCCCGATAAAGTTTTTGTATCTTTCCAAAAATCCATGCGGTATATTCCGTTTAATTCATTCTTGGCTATATTGGTTCTATTTGTGGTCAGCGAGCCATTTATATTTACATATATCGTAAAATTATCATTAATGGAACTATTTACACCGCTCGCAGTTCCCGTCCTTACTAAATATACTGGGTAAGTGAACGTACCGCCGTATTCCATATCTCTTCTATCAAGAACTTCTTTGACGGTACCAGATATTGATATATTGCCATCGCCATTTCTCTCATATGCTCCGCTCCAACCTATTTCTGCTATCTCTTCCGGCGTTAGATGGCTTGCAAGCGCAGGGCTGATTGAGGGGTCGGATGATAAACTGCTAAAAAAATTTGATACTAATGCAACCAAGCCAGCAGAAGCAGAAAAAAACAGTCCTTTATCTATTTTTAATTTGTCATCTGGTGGTGGTTCTTGAGGTTTTCCGCCACTATTCATTTCATGCTCAATTATCCAATTTACCAATGCTTCATCGGTTAGTGTAGGATTATTGTAAATTTCGCCTGTATTTGGTTCTTTAACCCAATAATCTCCGTCAATTCCACCAATTCCACCAGGCAATAATATTTTTGTACGAGTTTCATCACTTACATCAGTATTGCCCGGTAATACATTATTAAAATCAATCCCTTTTGTGTAACTTAAAAAATCATTCATTACAGCATCAGTTAAAGCACCATCACTAGCATAATCATAAACGCCAGCACTAACCAAGCCTAATATTACTGCTGATTTCAATACTTCATATATAACATACCCGGCATAAGGCAAGGCTGGCGCAAAAGCTTCAACTTTTTTAGGTGGAATACTAACCGTAATAATGACTACGCATAATAATATTGGCAAAACTTTTTCCAATAAAAATATAAATGTTCTTTTTAGTGCTTTCATTATTCTATCCTTTCTGGTATAATCATTTTAAAATAGTAAAACGGAGGGCTTTAAAATGATTATTGATATGATAAACGACCACTCATACATCTGCATTGTTCATAAAAGCGAAATCATAAAAAAAGATGTTTCTTGTAAAATCGATGTCGAACACAAGGAAATTTCATGTATTGAAAAATTCAAAATCAATTTTCACGAACTATCCAGTTATGTTAAATTGATACCCGAATCTAGTTTCAATGATTACGTAGCGTCAGATTCAAAGTTCTTATCCGATAATATTGTAATGATTACATTTACTCATAAAGATTACTTAGCTGATGAAATAATTACATATTACAAAAACAAATCTGAAGCACTTAGCCTTAAATAAGAGGATATCATTATGGATAACAACACCTTTACATTTATTTATTTTTCATTTGGAGCTTTGATAATTTACTCGGCTTACAGGATTTTATTTGGCAAGGGCAAAAAAAATAATAAGCAATCCAATAACATAAAATTCAAGCCTGTAAAAAAATCAAAAAATAATGGGACTTACATAGATGCCTGTTGGGACGAAATCAAAAATGATTTGTTTTAATTTGAATGAGGTTAGTTAATGTACTTTAGTAAAATTTCAAATTACGAATATCATTTACACATTTTCAAACCCGACTTAGACATCAGAGGTTTGACCCTTCAAGACCTGTTGTATGACAAATATAAGTGTGCTTCTTTTATTGATGAAATCGATGAGATGTTTTATTTGTCTTATGGTCTTGATATATCTTCTACCTCGGTTGACTTCCTAAAATTTTCTGATTACAGCAAAGATTTTGTTACTCTTTCCTTAAAACTTCGTAACCGCATTAACGAAAAGAGTAAAGGGAGCGGTTAAGCTCCCTTTGGCTGTTACCCTTATGCCTTGCCACTAAGCTTCTTAAAAAGCCGCACTCCGAAAACAACTAGCATTACCGCGCCGACAATGCCTAATGCGATTGGTATGACCATTGACAATGTCGAAGTCATGCCACCTGCTATTTCAGTAAGTCCGCTCTGGACTGCTGTCTGGGCATCGGAAATTGCCGAACTGCCGCCGCCACTCAAAATATTTAGTCTCATTTTTAGCTCTCCTTTCATTTATTTGATTGCTTGAAAATTTTCAAAATGCCGCTAATAGTAAGGCCTATTATTAACGGCACTGCACCGATGCCTATCCCATAAATACTTGCAACAATATAAATCTCAAATAACTCACTCATGTTTTATGTACCTCATCAGCATGGCCACAAGCAGTGAGCCGAACAGCAAGCCAGAACTCACCAAGCCCATAATGCCTAAATTGTTTAGGTCATGAATCTGCCATTCCAAGGTCTCAAGCCTTTCAACCGTCTCAACGTGCATATAATAATTATCTGATTTCAGAGACTCAAGCTGGGAGACGAAATCACCATGCTTCAATTGGTCATACTCTAGTTGCCATACCATCATATAGAAGCCGTCAACCGTGTTATATATTCCATTCAGGTAAGTTTCAAGCATTTCATGAGTCCCGACATCGCCCAGATATCCAATGTTTAACGCTTCAATGCCTTGGAATGAGCTTGGGCTTACAGCTTCGGCTTCAAGCATTTCCTCAATGGCTACCTGCTGTTCCAATCCGACATCTTCCGGAGAATGTCCCTCACGTAATATTTCTTCGTAATGAACTTCCAGAATTTCCTCATGTGATTCCTTAATTTCCTCATACATTTTCCTACTTACCTTTCACTATCCCGGTAATGCGGATTTTCTTGTAATCATCGTTAAACTCGCCTACCAAGTTAACCATCTCGCCCTTTAGCCCAGACCCCTCATTATAAACCAGCTCTGTACAGCTAAAACTAATTACCTCGCCGTCCTGCTCAATTACGATTTTGTAGTAAGGTTGTTTAGTGGACTGGATTTCCCCCATTACTGCTTTAATGATTTCAACTCTCATGCCTAACTTGATTTTTGCCATTTGCTTTTCCTCTTTCTTTCCGCCGTCTTCCCGGCAATCAATTAGTTTTATCACGCTCCATCAACAATGATTCGATTTCGCGTATGTCCTTTTTCAAGCTTTCAATATAGTTCTGGATTGCGAGGTGGACAAGTTCGTCATTGGTAAAATTCCGGTATTCCATCATGAAGCTTAAAGGGGAACTGTCACCCATAAGGCAGACCAGTTCATTAAGATATTTTTGGTATTCAACCATCACTTCCGAAAGATGTTCAAGCTGGATTTGGCGGAACGTCATCTTGTCCATTATTTTTCCTCTCTTAATCCAATAAAAATATACTGTAAAACTTGTTAATTTTAATTTTACAGTACACATTCCAGCCTGTTAATTG